ACTGGAGCGCTGCGACAGGTTGTCTGTCGCGCGCATGCGGATGGCGAGCAGCGTCACGTTGTCTGGAAAGGTCACGCCACCCGCTAGGTAGCCCCGGGCCTCACCCCAGCGCACTTCGTGACCGGCACGTGAGTTGGTGTCTTTGCCATCGAGCCGCGTGGCTCGTACTTCATAGCGTCCCGGGCTGACCGGGTATTTGTAGGACATGCGCTGTGGCGTGGTGGTGGCAGCGGTCAGGCCCTCATTACCCAACGTGAACCAGTCGCCCAGCGCGTCCCCCTCGGCACCGATGGCCCGTGCTTCGACCTTCCAGCTGGCACTGCGGCTGTCAAGGCCGCCGGCGTCATTGGCGTAATACAGCCCGCGCGGCAACAGGATGTCGATGCCAATGTGCGTGATTTCACTGTCGGCCGGGTTGATGGCAAAGCCCCCGGTCCAGGTGCCAGTCAGCAGTTCCTGCCCGGCGACCTCGGGCGCAGTCACCACATCCGGGTTGAAGAGCGTGACCGGACTGCCAGGTGGCACGATCTGGTAGGTCACTTCTTCGAACGAGGCCATGGGCGTGTCCTCAATGCGGATCTGCTCGATGTCGTACTCACCCAAGCCGATGCAGTGCAGTTGGTGCAGGAACTGTTCATTGCCCTGGTATTCGCCATAGGGCGTGGCAGCCAGGTCCGGATAGACCAGATGGCGGCCGTAGACGACTGGGATGGGTTGGGCCAACCGCGCATAGTTGCCCTGGCCTTGCAGGCTGTAGGTGGGCGACGGCTGCGCCAAACTCCCGCCCGAGCCGGCAAAGGACGGCATGTTGGGCGTGGGCAGCGGCACCAGGGCACTGACCAGTGCAGAGCCCGCCGTCATGATGATGGCCGAACCAACGGCTGTGGCCAGGTTGCCGCTGAATCCCAGGCTCGCGCCCAAGGGGCCGCCATAAACGGTGGCCACCACCATCACCGCGATCATCAGAACCGTGCGCAGCGGGTTCTTCCCACCGCCGCCGCCACCTCCCCCGCCCTGCGGCAAGGTGATGAAGAGCACCACGCCATCGATGGGTGTGACCGCCCAATCGGCACGCAATACGGGCGCGCCGTTCTTGATGCAGACGGTGGGGTGATCGAATTCGGCAATGCCCTGGGCACCGAGCCACTGGCGGATGGTCTGACTTGGGTGGGCCATCATCACTTCGCGGTGACTGGGCTGGAAGGGGTTGCGTAAAAGTACGACAGCGCTTTGATCGGCGTAAATCACGTGCTCTCCACAAATCGGTAGAAGCCTTCCACCCGCCAGCCATGCAGCAAGAGTTCCGGCAATTTCTGGAACACGACACCGGCGTCCTTGACCGCATGAAGCACGCCACCGCCGTCGACCGCGAGCCACACGCCGACATGCACCGGGTGGCGGGACTGGCGCAGCAGCACGGCATCGCCTTCGGCGGGTTGCGCCACGGTCACCCAGCGTTGTCGCTCGGGGTGGTCACGGAAGGTGGTCATCACGGTGCGCAGGTCGTTGGCATCTACCGGGATTTCCGCCAAGTCACGGCCAAAGCACTCGCGCTGGATGGCCAGGAACAGGCCCCAGCAGTCAAAAGCATCCGGGCCACGCGCACCGGCGTGCCAGGGCCGACCGATGAGCTCGGTCGCCCAATGGGGTGTCGGGCTCATCGGGTCAGACCCGGGAAGGTCTTGGCGGTGTAGCTGATGCCGGGGAAGGCTTTGTTGCCGACGTCCAGCATGCGCGCCCGCCCGGTCACCCGGAAGATGTCGGCTTCGACCTCGGTCAGCACTAGGTGGATGGGCGGATCCATCTGCGGCCCTTCCAAGTCGGTCGAGAGATACGGCCGATAAGTGACCTCGATCACCGACTGCGACTCGGCGGCTGCATCCAGGTGGCGCACGATTTCGCGCGACACGTTGTCCAGCGTCACAGTGATTTCCGGCACGGGCATGGTGTCCACGGGCGGCAAATCCAGCTCAAAGCCCATGGCCACGAATTGCACGCGCTCGCCGGCTTGCAGCGGGGCCTGCGATTCCAGCCTGGCCCAGAGATCGCCCGTGTCGCGCACCACGCGGATGGCGACCGGCTGACCAGCCTCATCGACAAAGGCAGGGTGGCGCAACTCCAGGGTATGCAGGATGATCTGCTGCGACGGGGCGCTGGCGTAGGCCTCTTTGATCGCTTCAGATAAAGCAGCGTTGGGCATCAGAGATCACCGATCACAGGATGACGGGGTAAGGCACGTAGCTGGTTTCGCTGTCGTCCTCGGGCAACTGCGCCTCTCCGGCATAGCCGCTGGCCAGCACCTGGCCATCGTCGAGCAGAAACACCAGGCCCTGCTCGGAGCTCGATCCGTAGGAGGAGAGATCCACCACACGGCGCTGCGCAATGCGCACCAGTTCCACACTGCTGCGGTTGGTGGCGTCGCCCAGTCCCAGTGCTCCGTTGCCGTTGTAGCCCCAGACGTAGACCGTGCCGTTTTCCAGTAAGGCCGCACCGTAGTTGTAGGACCCGGTGCCGCCATGCACAGCTTTGACCACGGTATTGCCCACCGGCACTTGCACAAAGTTGCCGCTGTTGCTGCCGTTGGCGTTGCCCCAATAGGCGCCCGCGCCACAGGCCCACAAGGTCTTGTCGGTTTTTTTGAGATAGGTGAGCGGTTGATCGTGGCTGCCCGCATAGACATCCACTACGTTGGTGGCCACCTGCACCGGGGTGAACTGGTTGGCAAGATTGCCATTGCCCAGTTGCCCGTAGTCGTTGGTGCCCCAGGCGTGTAATGCGCCGGTGCTGTCCAAGGCAAAGGCATGCACGTAGCCGCCAAAGACCTTGACGAGGGTCTTGCCGGCGAGGCTGCCGCCCGCACGCGGCATGGCGACGTTGGCCTGATTGGTGGTGCCGTCGCCCAACTGGCCGTTGGCGTTGTAACCCCACGAGTACAGGGTGCCGTCGTTCTTGACGGCGTAGTAAGCCGTGTAGCGCTCACGCCCGGCAGCGATCTGGGTGATACCTGAGAGCACCGGCAACTGCACGAAGTTGTTGCGCTGGGTCACATCGCCCAGACCCAGCTGACCATGGGCGTTGTAGCCGCAGGCGTGCACGGTGCCATCGCTGCACAGCACCAGGGTGCTGTTGAACCCCTCGACGCCGCAGTTTTGTGCCAGCTGAACCACGGTTTTGCCAGCGATCGAGTTGCTGGCATTGGCGCTCATGTTGTACGGCACTGGCTGGTTGGCCGTGCTGCCGGTACCAAGCTGGCCATAGCCATTGAACCCCCAACCCCAGAGCTGGCCGTTCTTGTCGATGCAGTAGCCATTGGTGTCGTGGCTGTAATAGAGCTTGTCCGCCCCCGGAAAGCCCGGCGGGAACGCCGTGCGTGCCGGGTAGGAGCGCGCGAAAGTGGTGCCGTCCCCCAGCTTGAAGTTGGCGTTGCGCCCCCAGGCCCGGATGCTGCCATCGGTCATGATCAGACCGAACTGGCGGTAGCTGTTGGGTTGCGTGTTGCTGGCGTTTTCTGGCAGTTTCAGCGCCTTGGTGCCTGAGCGCACATCAGGCGTTGCCCAGACCGGCACACCCTGCGCGCCGATGGTGAGCACCTGACCGGATTGGCCCACGGGTAAGGCGACCAGCTGGTTGCCATCGAAGTAGATTACTTCCCCCGGCAGGTTCGAGACCCCTTGCGTGCCTTGCGCAAACAGATCCCAAGCTGGGGAATTGGCGTGCGGCGCCACGCCCGTGGTGGCGTCCGCGAGACACACAAAGCTGTCGCCGTGGTGGCCGACCACGTCCTGGCGGGCGTAGGTGGCGCTGGCGTCATACGCGCCGCGCCAGGTAAAGGCAATCTTGCCCAGAGAAACGGTTCCCATGAACAGTCCTTGAAGAGTGGAGATTGAAATCGGTGGGATTCAGAACAGGATGGGCGACGGCGCGTAGCGGTGGTCGTGGTCGTCATCGCCCGTTTGCGCATGGCTGCCGTTGCCAGTGCTCATCACTTGGCCATCGACGGTGAGGAAGTGGTAGGTGCCGTTGTGGTACTCGCCACCCTCGCCGCAGCCCATCGTCCCGGAGCGGGAGAAGTCGACAATGGGCCGGTCGATGAGCACGAAGCGCGAGGGGGCGTTGGATGTGTCGGCATACCCATGGCCGCACTGCCCCGTTGCCCCCATACCCCAGCCCACCGCCTTGCCATCCGCGCGCAGTGCCATGGCCGACGACCCGTAGCTGCTGCCGTACACCCGCAGCTTAGTGACTTGGGTGAGGAAGTCGCCACCAATGGTGGCCCAGGTGGTGCGGTCACTGCCGCCGCCGATGCTGTAGCCGTTGTACCCGGTGTGGCGCACCGTGCCGTCTTGCATGAGCGCCAGCGTCCTGCCATACCCGCCGGAGATAGCGTAGGCATCGGTCACGCCGTCGAGCACCTTGTACGGAAACAGCGCGTGTCCGGTCCAGATATCGCCTGTGAAACCCGTGCCCCAACTGCCCCCGATTTGACCGCTGTCATGCCCCCAGCGGTAGAGCGATCCGTCTTCGAGCACCACGCCGTAGGCGCGGTAGTACTGGGCGCCCGCGACCCAATG